TATGTTCACTCGATCAAAGGATCGCAATTAAGCGACTCGCGGCAGCCGTGCTATTTATTGCCGCTTTCCATCCATCTCCAGCAAGTGCCGAGAACATGCCCTTCCGATGCGACTATTACGCAACGAAAGCCATTCAACTCGGTTGGCCTAAAAAGGAGAAAGCGATGCTGATGAAGATTATGTGGCGCGAGTCGCGTTGTCAGACCACGAGCATCAACCGCAAAGACCCTTACGGAGGGTCTTTTGGACTACTGCAAATAAACGGCAGTAATGTCGGCTGGGCGAAACGAGGAGGCTGGATCAACAGCCGAGACGACTTGCTCAAAAGAAACCAAAACCTCAAGGTAGCCCTCGAATTGTGGAAACTCTACGGATGGCGACCCTGGGGAACTAAATCATCCCAATAACAGAAAGAGCCCCTACATGACATTCAACTTAGACAACTACGAGCCAGTAGCGCCCAGGCTGGCGCGATGGTTAGAAGCAGCAGAAGACCCTCGAGTCATCACAACGCTTCACGCATACGCCCCTGGCGAGTGGTGCATATTTAGAGCCGAACTTTACGCAGGCGACACCTTGTTAGCGACTGGCTACGCAGAAGAACATCACACGGATCGGGGCGTCAACGCTACGAGTCACATGGAAAACTGTGAGACCTCGGCGATCGGACGCGCATTAGCCAACTATGGCTATGCAGGCTCAGACCCCACTAAACGCCCCTCTCGTGAAGAGATGACAAAAGTACAACGCATGACACCCAGCGACGCTCCTGAGAGCACACAACGCCCACAGGCGTCACCCAATAAGCCAGCATCAGAAGCGCAACTCGGGCTCATCCGCACGCTCTCCAAGAAACTCGGTTTTGAAGCACACTTTCCACCGAACTTCACAAGTTTTGACGCCTCCCAGGTGATCCAAGAACTGAAAGGCAACGTCATCCCGTTAGCGATCCGCGCCGAGTCTCAGGAGGATCCGTTCTAATGCAACTCATAGGAAAAGCCATCACCTTCGCCATCATGGTCGGGTTCATCACACTCATCATCGAGGCGATCCTTTACGAGCGCGAAGTATCAGGACAAAGCAAACAAGAAAGGCCCTTCTATGAGTAACGACGACCAGATCTGGAACGCATTTATCAGCGCAATACCGGCACAAGACAAAGCGCGACACGATCTAGAAAACTTTCAGGCGCGACTACTGAAGAGCGCTTTACAGGAAATTGAGGATCTGAAACTGGAGATCATTCAGCACAGAGCCGAGATCGTGCAGCTGGAAGAAGTGTTGCAGGGCTACTCGAGCCTGCTTCATGACGTAACAAAGGACAGAGACCGCTTCCGCGATGACTGGAAGGCAATGGCAGAGGAGGCTCAAAAGTGGCGCTCATGACCGAGGACGATCACTACCAGGTACACGTGTACCCACAAGCCCAAAAAGCGAGCATTGTTTTCATTGGCGATTGCTGGGAATACAGCGAAGAAATGACCTTCAACTACTTTCTCAGGCCACTCATCAACCATTACTCGAAGACTCTCGTTTCATGGGCCGACCGCGAAACCATCGCCGAGGGCTACTACCAATTCACCTGGGAGCGCCCAGTTCTTGACATCAAGGGAGACGGCTAAATGGTCGCCATCAGCGAAAAAGAGTTCCAAAACAAAGTCATCGCCCTAGCCATCATGTACGGATGGCGCGTAACACACTTCAGAGCCTCACAGGTCGGCGGAAAATGGATGACAGCCATACAAGGACACTCGGGCTTCCCCGATCTTGTTATGGCTCACCCAGACAAAGGACTCATCTTTGCCGAACTCAAAACTGAGCGAGGGAAACTAGACCCAGCACAGATCACCTGGCTACGCACCATTGACGCAGCTGGGGCCGAGGCCTACTGCTGGAGACCATCAGACATGCAATTCATAACCAACCGATTACTAGAGAAAGCCCCTACAAAATGACCATTATCCGCGCCGAGCGCCCTCACATCAACTACACCGTCATCAAGAACGAGACCCTCAGGAACAACTCGCTGTCGTTTCGTGCTCGAGGGATCCATGCCTATCTGCTTTCAATGCCGGACAACTGGCGCACGTCAGCGCTTCAAATGTCACGCCTAGGACAAGAAGGACGCGACGCCATCCTCAAAGCACTACAAGAACTCGAGGACGCAGGTTTCGTCAAGCGCACAAAGAGCCAAGACCCTCGGGGACGCTGGCACTCAGAGATCATCGTCTACGACGAATGCAGCTTGAGCCGTGTGGAAATGCTGTGGAAAAGACGTGAACAACAACAAACACCGACGCCTGAAAAACCGAATTCGGTAAACCAGGCGTCTTATAAAGAAACTATTACTAATGACGTTGAGAAAAAATCAGAGACATTACTCAAGACCCGAACACTAATCTGTGGACAATGCGCAGGATCAGGGCGCGTCCTAGGCTTCATGGATTGCCCTATGGAATGCCCAGATTGCCACGGCGACGGCATCCAACAATGAGCACAGCACGACGTAAAGACCTAGACAACGCGTCCTACAGAAAGAACCGAGAGACCTTCCTCAACGAATGGGACGGCGCGTGTCATTGGTGCAAGCGCGCTCGAGCAACAACCATCGACCACGTCATAGAACAAGACCGAGGAGCAGATCCCACAGACCAAAGCAACTGGGTAGGAGCATGCCACAAATGCAACAGCAGAAGAGGAGCCGAATACTTAGCGAAGAAAAGAGCTGCAACAGTACAAGCAAGAACAAAAACACAAAATCAAAACGAAAAAATCAAAAATCAAAACAATTTTTTTGAAATTGAAAAAACATTCACCCCGACCCCTTCCACGCATCTATCCCAGAAAGCAGAGAAGGCTCCTGATATGGCTGGATCCGAGCGGATGGCGACTGATGCTCCTGGGCCTGGCATGATCGAGCCTCGCCTGATGTCTGGGTTGTTGGGATGTGGCAGTTATGGGGACGAGGTTGCAGCTCTTGCGCGTGACGTCATGGGTATTGAGTTGATGCCTTGGCAGTTGTTGGCGCTCCGAGGGCAACTTGAGCACGATGAGAACGGGGATCTAGTCCGCAGGCGTTCTCTGGTTTCGGTTGCGCGTCAGAATGGCAAGACCGTCGCGCTAAAGGCTTTCATCTTGTGGGCCTTGACGAAGGAACCGATCCGACGTGGCAAGCCAGTCCTCGTGATCTCTACCGCTCACCAGTTGGATCTCGCTGTGGAAATTTTTGAACAGTTGGCTCCGCTACTCGAGGCAAAGTTCGGCGCAAAGGCGTACTGGTCATACGGCCGTAACGAAGTTGTCATGCCGGACGAGTCGCGCTGGCTCGTTCAAGCTGCAACCCCAAAAGCCTTTCACGGGTTTTCCCCGACGTACATTGTCGCCGACGAAATCTGGAACATCTCCGCCGACGTTCTCTTCAATGGAGCCCTTCCATCTCAACGCGCAATGCAGTCTCCGTTGTTGTCGTGCTGGAGCACGGCTGGCACAGAGGACTCACACGCCATGTTGAAAATGCGTGAGGAGGGACTCCGCGCTATTGACGAAAAGAAGTTCTCTAAATTGTTCTTCGCCGAATGGAGCGTTCCCCCAGGCGTGGATCCGCTCGAAGAAAAAAGTTGCTGGAGTATGGCGAACCCAGCAATCGGGTACACGCTGGATCCCGAGATCCTCGTGGACGAGTCCGAGCAGGTGGACAAAGCAGCTTTCATGCGCGCCTCACTAAACTTGTGGATCTCAAGCGCTAACTCGTGGTTGAACCCTGGGGTCTTTGACAAGTTGACGACTTCTGTAATGCCAGAGGGGGGCGTCCTTAGCGTGGACAGTTCAATCGACGAGTCGCTCTACTGTGGCATACGCGCACAACTCAACGACGACGGACAGATCGCTGTGACCGTGGAGTTTGTGACAGACACCCTTTCGGGATGCTGGGAGAAAGTGCAGGAGTCCGCCAAAACCTGCCGACAGATCGCGCTTACGCCTTCGCTCTGGGCGATGGCCCCGATGGATCTTGCGAACAAAAAAATTGACGTCGGCTACGGAGAACTAGTCACGCATACCGGCACGATCCGTCAACTCATCAACGAGGGACGCCTTGTGCATACTGGCGAACAGATGCTCCTTGAGCACGTCAACAGGGCGGTCGGCGTCAAGACCCAGGGTGGCTACACGATCTCATCGCAAAAGTCGAGTGGCCCGATCACGATGGCGAGGTGCATGATCTTCGCAGCTGCACTTGTAGCAAAGCCAACGCAGAAGGCGAGAGCTGCTATCGCTTTCGGTAGGTGATCACTTTCTATCTTTTTCCGTGGTGCTTGCTTTTGTTGCACTCTGGGTAGAGACTCCAGGGGATGCCTCTCTTCGGTAAAAAGATCACCGCGCCAGCGTATAACTCCGCCCCACTAGGAGCTGCTGCAGGCGCGTCGCAGATAGGCCAGTTTTACTCTTATTCCGTAGGGGCATTTGAGGAAGCTGCACTATCTGTACCCACCATCGCTCGGGCTGTTTCGTTGCTCTCGACGGTGGTGGGAACTCTCGACATGAAGTCCTACGTCCTGCAATGGAACGGCGAAGAGTACGAGAAAATCTATGTTGAGGGCGAGTCTTGGATGACCCGACCCGACCCTAAGGTGACGCGCAACTTTATTATGGCGAAAACCGCTAAGGATCTCATCCTGTACGGTCGCGCTTTTTGGGCGGTCACGTCGCGCTACAGCACAGGCTTCCCAGCAACTTTCCAATGGCTCCCAGCGAACCTCGTCCAGACTCCGAGCAATGCTCCGCCTGAATGGTTCGGGCCAGCAGACGAACTTGAGTTCAACGGTCTCCCACTCGACCCGAGCAACGTCATCCAGTTCCTGAACGGCAACCTCGGCGTCATTTACTCAGGCCGTCGCGCTATCCAGATCGCACTCAAGTTAGATCAGAGCGCGGAGCGTTTTGCATCGAATGAAATTGCAGCTGGGTATCTCCAGCAAAAAGGCGGAGAGCCCATGTCGGGCGAAGAACTTGGCGAAATGGCTGCAGCTTGGGCGTCCAATCGTCGTTCTAACGCCATCGGCGCTCTGAATGAGTTTGTGAACTTTGTTTCCTTTGACCAAGACCCGAGCAAGTTGCAGCTAGTCGAAGGTCGTGAGTATCAGACAAAAGAATTGTCTCGCCTCATGGACATTCCTGCCTACTTGCTTGCCATTGACCAGAGCGGAATGACTTACGCAAATGCTCAGCAGGCTCGCCAAGACCTGCTCCTTTTTGGTGCTCGCCCAATTCTCCACGCCATAGAGGAACGATTGTCTATGGACGATGTGCTACCTCGAGGACGCCACACACAATTTGACCTGGATGAATACGTCGGCGAATACGCGCCAGATGACCACGAGCCAGTCATGCAAGAACCAGCAGCTAACCCTCTCTCCGATACAAACAACCTGGAGTAACCATGATCCATTTCCACGCAGACCTAGATCTCATTATCGCCGAAGCAGGCGACGAGAACCGCCCAGCGCGTATCGCCGGTATTGCCGTCCCCTGGGATGTTGTTGCAACTGTTTCAGGAGGTCAGCGCGTCAAGTTTCTTCGTGGCGCGTTTGACCTAACTCAAAAGCCAGCAAAACTGCTGGAGAACCATGACATGAGCCAGTTGCGCGGAGTCGTTAACGCTCTCTCCGATAGCGATGCAGGCCTTGAGTTTGAAGCAACGCTCGCAGACACTCGCGCATCAAAGGACGCAGTCGCCTTGCTCAAGGCTGGCGCGTATGACTCAGTTAGCGTCGGCGCTAACCCCGTCTCATTTAAGTTTGACAAGGCTGGCGTAATGGTTGTGTCAAAAGCACAACTCATTGAGCTCTCACTTGTCGCGGTTCCTGCTTTTTCGGAAGCAGTAATCACAGAAATCGCAGCCTCGGCCG